GTATTTTATTCTTTTTTTCATTATTTATCATTCGCATTTAAATACAAAAGGGGATTTTACTCCCCTATATTATTAATCTTCTACTGTCTGTTTACTGTTATCTGCTTCATCCTCTACTGTTTTTTTGTTTTTTAATCTTTTAAGGACTGTTTCTTTTTTATCTAAATCTGTAATCCAATCTTTTTCCATATTTATTTATTATAAGCTAACATTTTAGCTTTTATTGGTTTTTGTTCACTATGTTCTGTTAAATTAAAATCACTTATTTCTTTAGAATTTAGCCATTGATCAATATTTCCATTCATATCCATTTTAAAACCTCCAAAAGTTTCCAATTCACACTTACTATCTGGTAAATCTGTATCTCTCTTTAATTGAGTTTTAACAGCCTCTAAATGTTCTTCATAAATATGAACATTAGACAAATCCCCAATAATACCTTTAGGTATCATATTAGTTAATTTGCCAATAATTTGTGCCAATAATGCATAGCTTGCAATGTTAAAAGGTAACAATATCTTCTATTATGTGCGTAACTACATAATACGTTCTCTAATGAACTGCTGCATATTACTATGCAGATGAGACTATCTCTTCATTCATTTCTGGAGATTAGCTTTTCCACTACCATTAACTTGTAGTGTACTTCCTTTCGGAATAGTCGTTAGAGTTTTTCCTTATAAAAATAATATTTAAACTTTACATTTTTACTTTTAATTCTGTAAATTATAGTAGCTGCACAAACATTAAGTTGTTTAGCTGCATAATTTACAGATTTATATTCTATATTTTCAATTAAAACAGGTTTTTCTTGTTTACCTTTATAAATACCTTTCATAGCTTTGCTTCTTTCTAATTTAAATTTTTCAGAATGAGTTTTACCATAAAAAGGATTTTTTTCTCCTGTTTTATCTTGACATTTAATACATGTATTTGTATTGCTATTAATACGTGTACCACATTTACAAAAAGTTCTGCCTTCTCTCCAATTTGAATTTTCTTTTCCAAATCTAGGTTTAGGTCTAGATGCTTTTTTTAAATTTTCAGATGCCTTTTTAATTATATTTTCTCTATTAGGATGATTATATATTAAGTCACCTCCAGTAGCCATTTTAGAAACATTATAAGTATCTTTAAAATTAATTACATTATCAAATAGATATTGTTCTCTTTTTAAATAATTATAACAAGTTTCAATAATTATAAATTCAAAATTTTCTTCTGAATATTTATTAAAAGCTCTTTGTAAATGTATAGAATGATGCTTATTTTTTCTAAGCTCATTAAAATGTTTAAGTTTTCTTACATGGCAGTTTTTAGTGCTGCCTATATAAAATTTTTCGTTAATACTATTACGTATTATATAAATGTGTCCTTTCATGATACAAATATACAACATATTAATGGGAATACCAAGAAATATGTCGACTATTTTATAATATTATTTATTATAAATCTTTACTACGAGATTGTCCTTAACTTAATAGTAGGATGTTCCTCGTTTAACTAATTTTTACTTGAGCCTACATTTGACCCAAAAACGTATCTACACTACGTTGATGCCATTTTAAAGTAAATTGATATTTAGGTCTTTCATCATTAACAGTCCAACCTTTTTTACTATTATCTTTTACAAATAAAGTTTGATCTAAAACACTTAAAGGCTCAACTAATATTTCAAAACTCCAATGACAGGGTGGCAAAGCCATCTGATCTAACTCTGCAGGATTCCAAGCTGTAACTATGTGTTTTGTACTCATAGGTATTTCTTTTAATTCTTTTATAAGATTAGAGAATTGATCTAAATTTACAAATCCTTTTGTATTTTCTCCTAACCAATTTCTCCATTGAGCACCATATACTCTACCTAAATCAGCAGATTTTTCATATAAATTATGAGACTTAATATTGTCTAACCATATTTCAAACGGTAAAGGACTTATAACATTTTTACAGTAATAATTATAAGCATCCTTATTCCAAATGTTAATACCTTCATTTAGAAGAGATTTAATATTAGTATCTCCACGCAAAAACCATAACAATTCTCCTGTAACACCTTTAAAATATAATTTCTTAGTTGTTATAGCTGGAAAACCATCTTTAAAATCATGTTTAATCTGATAACTTGGAATTTCAATCCTATGTACATCTTTACGATTTGGATCTTCATATTTATAACCTTCTTTTAAAATTTTAGTTAATAATCTGTGATAACTTTTGTCTATTTTTGCCATTAATTATTTTTTTCATCTATTTTATGTAATATACTAATTTTTTCTAAAATAAAATAATTAATAATATCACCAAACTTTTCTTCTACTAATTCTTTAGTAGGTAATTTATCTTCTGCTATATCTTGGCGCATATCATCAATAGATATTTCATGCTTTAAACGCATATTATCTATTACTTGTTCTCTTGTAATATTTTTTTTAATAGCTCCTCTATTAAAATTATGCATCCTGTCATTATTTCTAACATACTCTTTAGCTTTAATTTCTAAACTTGTTACAATTGAACTTAAAGTTTCATCTAGACTTCTTACAAAATAATCTTCACTCATTTTTTTATACATATATATATTTTAGATTAATATTCCCCATCTAAATTAATAGATGAGGTTTATTATTAAATAATTTTTAATCTGCACACATAACACATTCATCCCAATTTTTACCATCTTTTTCTAATGCTGCATGAGCAGAAGAATAAGCATAATACAAAGTTTTAATTTGGTTTTCCCATGCATATTTGTGAATACTTGCTATATCCTGTAAAGTATAATTTTTTCTAAATACAAGATTTAAACTTTGTCCCATGTCTACAAACTCTTGTCTATCTCTTGCAAGATCTATTATATCTTTAGGACTAACTTCAGCAAAAGTTTTAAACACATTTTTTTCATCTTCATCTAAAAAATCTAAATGAGAAACTGAACCGTTATTATCCATTATAGAATCCCAGACAATTTCTGTATTCTTATTTTTAGTTTCTAATAAATTTTCTAAATGAGGATTTCTAAATACATGTTGTATTTTTGCTAAAGTTTTCATAAATATATTACTCATAAAAGGTTCTATACCTCCTGAAGTTATACCAGAAATAAAACTAGTAGACTTATTAGGAGCTACCATCATTAATGAAGCATTTCTTCTTATCATGCTAGCATCTTTACATATAGGTGCTGGCCCTAAAGTTTTTGCCATTTCTTTTGTAGCTACTTCCCCGTAATGCCTAATAGTTTTAAAAACTACTTTATTAAAAGCTCTACTGTAAATATCTCCAAAAGAAAATCCTCTTTTTTGTAAAGCTTCATGAAATCCTAATACACCTAAACCTATATCTCTTTTATATTTTGCAGCTCTTCTAGCTTTTTTCATAAAAGGAATACCTTTTGTTAGTTTTATGTATTCTTCATTCATAATATCTAAAAACATAAAACTATCTATAATCATTTGTGGATTTTCTGCTATTTCATCCCAATGATTTAAATTAAGAGCACCTATTACACAAACAGAAGTCATGTTATCAAATAAAGGCTGTAAAAATTCACAACATATATTACTAGTTTCAACAGGCATGTTTAATCTTTTATATACAGGAGATGAATTTATATTACAATTTTCTACATCTACCATATAGACTTTACCTGTCTTCTGTCTTTCTTGAAGAACCATTAAATACCTTTTCTTAGCTTCTTGATCAGTATTTAAAGTTTTTCTAAATCCTAATGGAAGTATAATACCTACAGTATTATTAATTAGATTGTCATTTTCATCAGGATTTCTCTTATCTATTCTTTCCATCAGTTTATAAAAATCATTATCCAATATAGATAAAAAGGGAGTAACATACCCCCTTCTTTTTGCACCTTGACTAGTTTTTTGTGCAGCACTGACATCATCTTCAATCCAATCTAATTTAGAATTAGTATAGAAATCATATGATATTTTAGTACCTTTTTGAGATACTCTAGTATAGTTATTTCCTGCTGCAGCTCCTAACTTAGATAACATTCTTACTTCTGAATTAGAGTAACCAATATCTGATATAGAATCCCCTACAGTTATAATATTACAAGATGCAGGTAAACTTTGAGTATTACTACCTTCCTTTTTTTTCCTACCAAAGTTAGCTAAAGCAGGTGTTGATAAACTAAATATATTTTTATCTAGCATATATTCCATTCTGTCTGCTAATCCTTTTGAGTAGTCTTTTTCGTAGTCTCTTACTCTATTTACTATATCTGTAAACCTTTCTTGAGGAGATTCATTTTCTTCTATGTATTGTCCTTCTCTTAAAAACTTTATCTGCTCTTTCTTTAAAAATTTTAATTCCATACTTTATAATTCAAAACTATTAATATCTATGTCTTTTTGTTCGGATGCATATCCAGGTACAGCATTATCAAAGAAGTCAGGTTCACTAGTCATAAATACTTTAACTTTAAACCATTCATTTTTTTCTTTAAACATTTGCATATCTACTGGATATTCAATATTTAATTTTAAATCTTTACATACTACATTAAAATTATAGTTTAAGAAATTAATTACTTCTTCTTTACTTAAATGTTCTGGTACACCTTTTTCAAAAAACCATTCTATAAGCTTTACTTCTGCTTCATAAGCTTCTTGAATATTCTTTTCTACAAGATTAATCATTTGCTTATCCCATAAATCAGGATATTGCCTTTTTATAATATTAATTAAATCTATTCCAAAAGAATAATGTTGAATTTCTTCTATAGCAGTAGATTCTTGTAAAGCTGATATAGAGTTTAAGCCTTGATTATTATAAGCATAAGACATTAGTATATAGAATTGAGTAAATAAACTACATCTTTCTACTAAAGAAGTAAACAATACTAATTTTTTTAATATTGCTTTCTTACCTCTTAAAGAAGAATCTTTTTCTAAATACTTTCCTAAATATTCTACTCTTCCTTTAAGAGCTTTATGCTCTGACAAAGATTCAGTATCTACATTCAATACTTCAGATAAAGCATTATAAGATCTTCTATGAGTTACTTCAGACATACCAAATAAACCTCCTACATCACCTACAATTACTTGAGGTATATATAAGGATAAAGAAGACCAATAAGTTTTTACTTTGTCTTCTACTAAGTTTACAGCCATTATACACCTCTTTATAGTCTCTTTATCTAACTCTTTCATAGAATTATAGAATCTAGGCGCATCTACTTCTTTAATTAATTTTTCATATTTTGCTGGAGTCCAAAAACCTCTATACATAATATGAACATATTTCTCCAAATGTTTATACTCTGGATCGTTATGTAACGTTTTTTCAAAAATTCCCATAAGTTTTTTATTTTTATATTATTATTTT